GTTTAACACTTCAGAACGTCACTTACGCAACCGACGCCCAAATCGCATCCGTGGAGCAATTCATCACCAAGACTTCTATGGCCGCAGCTGTCGCCGACGATGAACTTCGCCCGGCACTCGACAAACTGGTGCGAGGCACTGGCGATGTTGCTCAAGCCCAAGACTTGCTTACTCTTGCACTCGACATAAGCGCAGGCACTGGCAAGGATCTAAGCGCAGTCTCTGACGCGCTCAGTAAGGCTTACAACGGCAACTTCACAGCCCTCAAAAAACTAGATCCAGCACTGGCTTCGTTGATTGAGGAAGGCGCCGACGCCGACGAAGTGTTCGGTCGTCTTGCTGGCACGTTTAAGAATCAAGCCTCAACTGCAGCGAACACGACTTCAGGCAAGATGAAGAACTTGTCAATTCAGATGGGCGAGTTCAAGGAGTCAATCGGCGCGGCTGTCGCACCACTTATTCAAAAAATGCTTCCAGCACTTTTGCAATTCTCAACATTTGCTCAGGAGAACACAAAACTTATTGTAATTCTTGGAGCCGTGATCGGCACGTTTGCTTTAGCAATCATTGGTCTCAACGCAGGCCTTGCGATCTACAACACGATTCAAGCCTTGACACTTGCACTAAACACTGCACTCACAGCATCGTTTTCGGCTCTTTGGATCGCTACTGGAGTCGTGGTCATTATCGCGATTATTGCGGCACTGGTTGCGCTACAAGTCAAGTTTGACATCTTCGGCAAAACCGTCAACGCAGTCAAAACAGTATTTACTCAGCTCTGGGATGTCGCTCGCTTTGTCTTCGGTGCAATCAAGCAAGGGTTCAGCGAACTCAAAGACCTAGGTGCCTCAATCTTTGACGGTATCGGCGTAGCGTTCAAGGGAGTTATCAACGCTGTTATCTCGGCAATGGAAAAGGGCTTGAACTTTGCGATCAAAGGACTAAACATCATTCTGGACGGCATTGACAAAGCAGCCGGGCCTTGGATTAACTTCGGAACGATCCCAGAAGTCAAGTTGCCTCGACTAGCTGAGGGAGGCATCACGACAGGCCCTACGATCGCCATGATTGGCGAAAAAGGTCCTGAAGCCGTTATCCCGTTAGACCGCCTTGGCAGTATGGGCATGGGCGGAGCGAACATCACGGTCAATGTGAACGGTGGCGACCCCAACGCTGTTGTCGCAGCTTTACGGACCTATATGTTCCGTAACGGCCCGTTACCAATCACGGTGGCGTAATGGCTTCAATCACATGGACAGCATTTAAAGTCGTTGGCGCAACTTTTACCCAATTAAACGATTTGCAGTCAATAAATTTCACTGTTAATCGTGCCAACGTGCAAGACCCGTTTCGAGCAAGTTACTTTGAATTGTCGGGTCGTAACCCGTCAACATTGCCAACGCTGGCAGTCGGCGATTCAATCATGATCAAAGCCACTTATGCTGGAACCGATTATTATCAGTCATCTAACAAAGTTGCTGACCTACAAATTGATTACGGTTTCACTAGCAACCTTGACCGCTGGTCGTTAACCCTTGAAAACAGTTTGGCTAACGCTGGCAGAACTGTCACAACTGTTTCGTGGCCTGCTGGATATACGACATATCAGGCCGCCGCCGATTTGTGTACTGCCGCCGGTATTACTCTTAATTCAACTGGTTTAGCAACTAGGGCTTCTAGTTTCGTGTCTGCACAAACTTTAACTAACGCAAATGTGTTGCAAACTTTGCAGACACTTATTCAAACTGAACAAGGCATAATTTACGGTCAAGAGTCCACGAACATTCAATGGTTGGGTCGAGCCGAACTTGACGAAGCGATACCCATAGCCGAATTCAATGATGGCACTTTGGCAGCTACGCCATTTGTAACGCAACTCAAATTTGACAACATCCAATTTGCTGGTATTGCCGACAACTTCGCCACAAAAGTTGTTGTTGAGCCTGACGGTTTGGCTTCCCAAAGCAACGGTACAGGTACACGCATTTTTACTTTAAGCAGTTATGACCAGACGACAAGTCAAGCCGCCAATCTGGCTGGTTTTGTGAAGTCAACGCTAGACCAGTCTGATGATGTTCCTTACACGGTTGGCGCTACTTTAAGTGAGCAAAACAATTTCACGTTGTTAGCTCTTGTACTAGGCAGCGACATTGGCGGGTTTGTCAATGTGGTTTTGCGTGGTGTCCGCTATCAGGCTGTCGTTAACGGTGCAACCGTTTCGGCTGACCCGTCTGACACACGAGTGTTGTTAAATTTGACTTCGGCTTCGGTGTACAACTTTTTCCGTCTTAATAGTGCCGTTTATGGCATTCTTGATACAAGTAAACTAGGTTTCTAAGGAGAAAATATGAGTTTCCCAGTGTTCGTTTCAGGCGATATTTTGACCGCTACAGATATGAATGGGGTGGGTTTGTGGCTGGTCAAAACACAAACGATTGGTACGGCCGTGTCTAGCGTGACCGTTACAGGTGCTTTTTCAACTGACTACGACGCCTACCAAATTGTCGTTACAGGCGGAACATTTAACACGAGCCTTATTTGGGGAGTTTTTCAATTTAGCGCAGCACACACAACTGGCTATTACGGCGCCGCCCAATTTATTGACACCGCAGGCACAGTCACCAATCAAGGAACATCAAACCTTGGTCGGCTACTTGTGACTCGATCATCAGCGACTACCGCTGGCGTTTCGTCTTGGGTGGTCAATGTTGCTAACCCAATGACTGCTGTCCGCAAAAGCATTTGGGGTCAATGTTCTGGTGGAAACATGGTTACCCATGGCGGTTATTACGATTCAACTTCTACTTTTAGCCAATTTGTGTTGTCACCAAGTTCAGGCACTTTGACTGGTGGCACTATTCGTGTTTACGGAATAAGGAACTAGACATGACCATTGACGAATATAAAGCCCTATACCCACAGGACGCCGTTTACATTCAAGTAGACGACACCGAACGCCTAATGACTGACGAAGAATACGAAGCATGGGTCATTAACAGCGTCTACAACATAAACAATTTAACAACATGAAAACGCTCGCAGTGATCGCAGCTCTCGCCGTCGTCCTAATGTTTGTCGTCACTGGATGTAGCGACCGCACTCGACACACCTGCGAAACTAAACCAACAGCCACAAGGTGCGACCAATGAAGAAATACACAAACTCTGAGATCAAAGCCCGACTCATCTTGATCGTCGGCATCACGCTCTCGCTCACTTTTGTCCTGAGCACCGCTTCACTGATCTACGGCTTGCTATTCGTCGTACAGCCGATTGACAAAGTTTCGCCCAATGACGAAAGCGCATGGTCACTACTTTCACCGATGATGTTGTTCCTCACTGGAGCACTCTCAGGAATCCTCGCCAGTAACGGCCTTAAAGACAAGGGAGAAAAACAAGATGACTGACTACCCGGTACTACCCCTGATCATGCCGACTGACCTTGAAGGTCAAAAGAATGGCGAAATTAAAGCAGCCTTACTTCGAGACATCAAAGCACCGAACGGCAAACTGCACAGCCTTGCGGCCACCGCATGGAACGCGTTACAGCTCGCCGCTTACTTTGACGGAATAGAACTAAAGCACGTTGGCGCATATCGCCCACTAGCCCAACAGGTGGCCCTGTTTAATGAACGGTACGAAGCCAAACCCAACTTTCGTAAACCTCAAGTGACCCGCAAATACAACGGTCAAGTGTGGTTCCTGAAACAAGGTTTCGCCCCAGCAGGAACACCCGGTACGAGTAATCACGGTTGGGGACTCGCGATAGATGTCGCGTCAGCCTCAGGCAAACGACTCGAATGGTTACTGGGCGACGGATTCTCCACCAGCAACGCGCTTAAATTTGGGTTCTCATGGGAAGTCAAAAACGGCGCTAACGCTGAAGCATGGCATATTCGCTATGTCTGCGGAGACAACCTGCCTCAAGCCGTCTTAGATGCCATTAAGGCGTTTCCTACACTCGACGCGCGGTGACTTGACATTTGGTCTGGAAGTCGGTCAAATGACTGGCAACCAAGTGCGTCCCGTGATAGCGGGACCCCGACCGCAGGAGGAAGCAATGCAACCATCCCTTTTTGACGTTCTCGCTGTTCCAGCCGAGATGCTCAAATACGAAGCCTTTAAAGAGGCTAACCCTTGGGTCATGCCGACCCTCACCAAAATGTGCTACCAGCTGATGCACCGCGGATACACGCATTACGGCATTGCAGCTCTTATCGAAGTCTTGCGCTACGAACACGCGATCACTAACGACCCCAGTAGCGAGTTCAAATTCAACAACAATTACCGCGCCTTTATGGCCCGAGAGATCATGCAGAAACCAATGCTGGAGGGATTCTTCAGCACCCGCAAATCAGTTGCGGACCTATCAGAGGACTACTAAATGAACCTTAAACGATTCCTACTTTTATCAATATTCACTTATTCAATATGCGCTCTTTGGGCGATCACAGGCGTCCAAGGCAACGCAGACCCCATTAAAACGCCGTCTGTGCCCTCCACGGTCACGCTCGGGATGTTGACACCCCAACAACTTGAGGACCGCGCAAAAGAGCTCACAACAACAACGACCAGCACGACGACCAGCACGACTAGCACTGTTGCGTTTACTCGACTTGCCGACTTTCACCCGGATACCAAATGCCAAGAATGGTTCCAGACTGCCATCACGGTCGGCTGGCCCAACAACACTGAGACGCTAGAGAAACTTGGTCGACTGCTGTGGAAGGAAACGCGCTGTCTTAACATCACGCCGCTGTCCAGTGATCCCAAACTGGCAGACCGCTTTAACGGATCGGACCACGGAATTGCTCAGATTAATGAAATTCACACGAAGTACGTGGAACAGGTGTTTAATATGCCATTTGCTGAAGCCATGAGCGACCCGACCCTCAACCTCAGATTCGCCTATCTGCTGTATTCCGATATCGCCGAGGGCGGTGGTTGCGGATGGAAACCTTGGCGACTGTGCTAGACCGCTGGTGGGATCACGCAGCTTGTCGAGGCATGGATATTGACCTGTTCATCTTTGAATTCGGTGAGCGCCACATCAACCGCAAAATTAAGCAAGCCAAAGCAGTCTGCGCAGTATGCCCGGTACGCCAAGAATGTCTTGATGAAGCCCTCAAGTTTTCTACAACACGTCAGGACTGTTGCGGTATTTGGGGCGGTCTGACTTGGAAAGAACGCCAGCGTCTAGAACGAAAAGAAGTTGTTGATCCGATTCCTGCGACACCGCTGGTATATCGTGACGGCAAATACCGACAAATCAAGGAGCCCCGACCATGAACCAACAGTTAGCGGACATGACCGCCGCGATTGCTAAAGCGGAAATTGCGATGAAAGCAGCCGCTTGGCAGTTAGACGCCCAAAAGACAGATATTGAGATGTTGCGCAAAGCCCTGTTTGAGTTGGCTTATGTCGCAGAAGAGCACGGTATCTATCTGTCTAATCTGACCAAGAGCACGCAGGACGCGATCGTGGCCATGCGTCTGGGCGGTTTCAAATGAACTGCAACATCTGCGCTTCGGGTTTCAATTCTGCCGATATTCGTATGCGTACCGAGTTGCGCGGCATCTGTCTGAAATGCGCCGAAGAGGGCGGTTTCGTCGGTATGACACTGGAGGAAACTGCACGTTGTGTCGCGATGATTCGAGTCATCAACAATCTTAAAACCCAAACGCCTGCACAGGCCCGACACTTAAAGGACATGGAGTCATGAGTTTCAACCCAGCCGACTACGCAGAAGTAGCCGAACGCCTCCCACTGTTTTGGAAAGACTGCCCACGCGGTCGCATCATCATCGAGATTGTCGTAG